AAAGATAAAAATAAAGTTCTTACAAGTACAGTAAACTTAACAAATCAAGTTTGTGTTATACTTGCAAAGATATATCGAAATGGTTTTTCTGTTAACTTAGATAAACTAGATGAAGTAAAAAAACAGTTTGAGCAAGAAAGGTTAGATGTAGAAACTAGGCTAAATAAACAGGTGCGATATCTAATGGGAGACACACCTATTAATTTAAATAGCCCTGAGCAAATGTCTTGGGTAATATATAGTAGAAAACCTAATGATAAATCTATGTGGGCAAATAATTTTATACCTTATATGCCTGATGCACAATATAAAAATATAGTAAAAGAATATTCTTCAATTATACAAAAAACAAAAGCTGTAAAGTGCAACGTATGTAAGGGCGAAGGTTATGTAAGAAAGGTAAAAAAGGATGGCAGTTTATATTCTAGGACAAGTAGATGTGTTAATTGCAGTACTCATGGTTACTTATTTAATGATACAGGAGTTGTAGCAGGGTTAAAATTTACAGCACCAAATTCTAAATGGGTAAGTGCAAATGGTTTTACAATTAACAAAACATATTTAGACACATTACGTAGTGTTGCTAGAAAGAATGATATGCAGGATGCTGTACAGTTTTTAACCGACCTACAACGACTGTCAGCACTAGATACATATCTATCGTCATTTGTTGATGGTATAAATACCTATACTAAAGCAGATGGTAAGTTGCATGTTCGACTACTACAACATAGAACATCAACAGGTAGGTTTAGTGGAGCAGACCCAAACATGCAGAACATGCCTAGAGGTGGTACGTTTCCTGTAAAAAGGGTATTTGTTTCACGATGGGAAGGTGGCAAGATACTTGAAGCAGATTTTGCACAATTAGAGTTTAGGACTGCGGCATATTTGTCACAGGATAAAACAGCAATGAAGGAGATTAATGATGGTTTTGACGTACATAGTTACACTGCGAAGGTTATTTCGGATAGTGGTCAAAAGACTACTAGGCAGGAAGCGAAAGCCCACACGTTTGCCCCACTCTACGGAGCTACGGGGTTTGGGAGGACAACTGCTGAAGCAACGTATTATAAACAGTTCACAGAAAAGTACAAAGGAATCGCACTATGGCATTCCAGATTGGCTGAGGAGGCTTTAGAAACAGGTATGATTACTACACCTTCAGGTAGACAATTTTCTTTTCCTGATGTGCAGAGAAAAAGAAAGGGTGGTGTGAGTTATTTTACACAGATTAAAAACTACCCTGTGCAGTCTTTTGCAACTGCTGATGTAGTACCTTTAATTTTAGTACATATTTATAAGGCACTTGACAAGTATATGTCATGTGTGGTAAATACTGTACATGATTCTATAGTTATTGATATCCATCCTAAAGAGGTGGATATTGTGTTAGGTATAATTCGTGAAACTAATGACAAAATGAGTTCTTTAATAAATAAAACATTTAATATTGATTTTAATTTACCATTATTATTAGAGGCAAAAATTGGAGATAATTGGCTTGACACGAAAGATGTAATGTGATATAACAGTCTTACTTTGAAAGGAGAAAATATATATGAATAATGAATTAGTAACTATAAATACAGATAATTATGCAGCTATGGCAAAGGCTATGGGTCTGTCTGCAAACACAGGAGAAACTAAAAAGAGTAATACTTTAAATAGATTTAGAGTATGGCATCAACCTACAATGGGTAAAGATATTAACTCTAAAGGTAAAGAAATTACTACTGAAGTTATAGAAGGTGGTATGTATAGACTTGAAATAGTTGGTGAAACTTCTACGTATTACTTTGCAAAAAAGGTAAAATTTAGACCCTTTGCACAAAGGTATATGTATAAAAGATATGTACAAAATACTAATGCTAAAGATGGCGAGAAGAAGGGTGAGTATCAAAAAACTATTATGTCTGATAACTTAAACATAGACTTAAAAGATACAGCAGGTACTTTTAATTGTGGTAAACCTGCAGGATATGTAAAAGACTTTCAAGCACTTCCAATTGAGATGCAGGAACTAATTAGGTCTATCAAAAGAAATAGATGTGTATTTGGTGTAGTAGAAATGATAGCACCTATCCAAGAGTCTGATGGAAAAGAGATAAAAGAAGACACGTTAAAAGTTCCTGTGTTATGGGAAATAGATAACAGGGATGCTTATAAATCTGTTGGAGAAATCTTTACTAAGTTTAGTAAGATGGAAAGACTACCTCTACAGCATATAATTAATTTAGATGGAACAGAAGGGTTTTCTACAAATACAGGAACTAAATTTTACTTACCTAATGTTCAGTTAGATTTAACGACTAAACTAGATGTAGTTGAGGAAGACCATAAAATATTTGGTGACTTTATGGACTGGATTAAAGTTCACAATGATAAAGTTGTATCAAAATGGGATGAATTGGTTGCTAGAAAACAGGGCGATGTATCTGCAAATGATATGAAACTTGTTGATAACTTTGTTGATGTTGATTTAAATGAAAAGTAATAATCCCTTTGAGGTTCACAATATTAGATACTTATCACCTAGCAATATAAATACCTACATAAGTGACATGCCTATGTGGGTATCTAGGTATTTGTTTGGTATTAAATCAGGTAGTGGAGCAGGAGCAGTTAGAGGTACTGTTCAGGAAGCTGTACTAGCTGATAAATACAAGACAGGTAAGTTTGACTTTGATTCATTAGAAATGAAGTTTATGACTATGTGTACAGAATCTAATATTGACTTAGGCGATGTCAAGGTAGAAAAAGAAAGAAATCTACTACCTAACTTTGGTAAAGTTATTGATGAAAATTTTAAGTATAAAAACTTAGAAGATTATCAAGAAAGAGTTGAGGTTCAATTTGATGACATGCCTATACCTGTTATGGGATACATTGACTTTAGATTTAAAAATAAAATAGTTGACCTAAAAACATCAACACGAATGCCATCAAGACCTACAGAAGCACAAAAGAGACAGATGGCATTTTACTCTATGGCTTATCCAAGTAATAGTGTAGACTTATTTTTTGCTACACCAAAGGATTATAAAAAGTTTACACTTAGAGATTTGTCTGTATATAAAAAACAACTTAAAAAAGTAGCTTTTAGTATACAGAAATTTTTGTCTATTAGTAATGATAGACATGAGTTAGCTTCTTTAGTATACCCAAACTTTGATTCATGGACTTGGAGTGATAAACAAAAAAAAGAAGCTAAAAAAGTATGGGCAGATGCTTAAAATAAGAAAGGAGAACCTTATATGAAAAATGTAGAAGAGATGGCTGAATTAATTAAAGAGAAGGAACAGGAGCTTCTTGCAATGAAAAAAGAATATAGAGAACGTAGAACAGAAGGTTTACGTAGTGCTATAGAACAACGCAAGGAAGCAGAAAAGTTAGTTCGTGATGAGATGAAAGCACTAGGATATGGGCATACTTATTCATCAGACTATCCGTTTAAGTTTTACTTTTAATGGCAGCCTACAGTGCAACCCAAGTAGCACGTAGAAATGGGTATAGGAGTGGTTTGGAAGATACTGTAGCCACTTATCTTACTGAACGTAGTATAAAATTCTTATATGAAAAAGTTAAGATAGAATGGGAAGACCTTGCATATCGCACCTATACCCCAGACTTTGTATTACACAATGGTGTTATAATAGAAACTAAAGGTATATTCACTGTTGCAGATAGAAGAAAACATTTGTGTATAAAAAAACAACATCCTAATTTAGATATTAGATTTGTGTTTACAAGTAGTAAAAGAAAGTTAAGAAAAGGTGCAAAGTCATCTTATGGAGAATGGTGTATCAAATATGATTTTAGATATTACGATAGAATTATTCCTGAAGATTGGCTAAAAGAAAAAGGAAAAAATAACCATCCTAAGTTTATAAAGTTTTTAGGTAACAAAATGAGGAGAACAACATGACAAAATTTGATAATAAAGGAAACCAATTTTTTATAGAACTCATACCTGATGTTGATGATGAAGGTGCTTGGCTAGGCAGGTATCATCTAGCAATTAATGTAAGGCGAACAACTTTGGATGATGATAGCTTTTACGCATTAGAGAATGTGTGTCAGATGGCTTGTGCAGCATTGAGTTTAATGGAAGAAGATATTGGATTACGTGAAAGAGTATTTAATTTTCTTAAAACACCTGATGAACAAAATACAGGCAACAAGCAAAACATAAAGGTAGCTGTTGACAATACTGATAAAAATGTTATAAATGTTAACTTTAACAATGAGGAAAAAAATAAATGAGTGCATCAATAAAAGAAATGATAGAGTTTGAAGATGTTTTACCATCTACAAAAGATAAAACTATGGTAAACAGAGAGCTTGTTGAAGATATGGTTAATCATCCACCACACTACAATCAAAGTGGTATAGAATGTCTTGATGCAATTAAGGCTGCTACGGATGAAGGTTTTCAATATTATCTACAAGGAAATATTATAAAATATATTTGGAGATATAGATATAAGAATGGTATAGAAGATGTTGACAAAGCTATATTCTATAGTAAAAGATTAAGAGAGGTTTTAGAAAATGAATGTAAAAGTAATGATGACACTAAAAGTTGATGAAGAAGTTTATGTAGGACCCTCTGATGATAGAGTAGATGAAGAATTAAAAGATTATTTAACAGACTTAGTACATGAGATAGATGGCTTTACCATAAAGCATATAAGAATAATAGTAGGAGATAGAAAAAATGAACAATAATTATTTACCAACAGACTATCAAAACTTCATAGCATTATCACGATATGCTAGATGGATAGATGACGAAAATAGAAGAGAAACGTGGGCAGAAACTGTCGATAGATATGTACAGCATATGGTAACACACGCATCTAAAAAACATAATCTTGATTTATCTCTAGAATTACAAAATCAAATGACTGAACAAATACTTAACTTAGGTGTAATGCCTAGTATGAGAGCATTGATGACTGCAGGTAAGGCATTAGATAGATGTCATGTAGCAGGTTATAATTGTTCATATCTACCTGTTGACAGTCCTCGTGCTTTTGACGAGTGTATGTACATACTTATGTGTGGTACAGGTGTAGGGTTCTCTGTAGAAAGAGAGAACGTAGATAAACTTCCTATAGTTAATGAACACTTTGAAGACAGTACAACTGTTATTAAAGTAGGTGACTCTCGCTCAGGTTGGGCAAAGGCATTGCGTGAATTAATAGCTATGTTATATGTTGGACAAGTTCCTAAATTTGATGTATCTGATGTAAGACCTGCAGGTGCTAGACTTAAAACATTTGGTGGTAGAGCATCAGGTCCTGAACCACTTGTAGACTTATATAAATTCTGCATAAACATTTTTAGAAACGCATCAGGTAGAAGACTATACCCTATTGAGTGTCACGATATAATGTGTAAGGTAGGTGAAGTTGTAGTTGTAGGTGGAGTAAGACGTTCTGCTCTTATCAGTTTATCTAACTTAGGTGATGACCAAATGAGACATGCTAAGTCAGGTCAGTGGTGGGAGAATGAAGGACAACGAGCCTTAGCAAATAATAGTGTTGCATACAAAGGTAAAGTTAGTATGGAAACATACATGCGTGAGTGGTTGTCTCTTGTAGAAAGTAAATCAGGTGAGCGTGGTATTTTTAATCGTAAGTCTGCTATAAAACAAGCAGCTAAAAATGGTAGAAGAGATACTGACCATGCATTTGGTTGTAATCCATGTAGTGAAATTATATTAAGACCATATCAATTTTGTAACTTATCAGAGGTTGTAGTTAGAGAAAATGACACTATGAAAACCTTAAAAGAAAAAGTGCGTATTGCAACTATACTAGGCACACTACAGTCAACCTTGACAGACTTTAAATATTTGCGTAAGATATGGAAAGATAATACAGAGGAAGAAAGACTATTGGGTGTATCACTAACAGGTATAATGGATAACAAAGAGTTTAACACAGATGCTTTTTGGGTTTATGAAGATGGTACAAATCTATGGGATGAATATACTACAGGTGATAAGTTAAAAGAGCTAAAGGAGATTGCAATTGAAACAAATAAAGAGTTTGCTAAGTCTTTGGGTATACCTCAGTCAACTGCCATTACTTGTGTCAAACCAAGTGGTACTGTTTCTCAACTTGTGGATAGTGCAAGTGGTATACATGCTAGACATAGCCAGTATTATATTCGTACTGTACGTGGCGATAACAAAGACCCATTGACACAGTTTATGATTTATAGTAATATTCCAAATGAGCCTGATGTTATGAAACCTGATAGCACTACAGTATTTAGCTTTCCAATGAAAGCACCTGATAATGCTATTACAAGAAATGATGTTGATGCAGAAGACCAATTAAAGATATGGTTAGCTTATCAAAGACATTGGTGTGAACATAAACCTTCTGTTACAATAACTGTAAAAGAAGATGAGTGGATGAAAGTTGGAGCATGGGTATATGAAAACTTTGATGATATATCAGGAATTAGCTTTCTGCCACACAGTGACCACACTTATGCACAAGCACCTTACCAAGAAATTAGTAAGGATAAGTATGAAGAGCTAATAAAAGAGATGCCAGAGGTCATAGATTGGTCTAGATTGATGGATTTTGAAAAAGAAGACACTACATCAGGCTCAAAAGAGTTAGCATGTTCTGCAGGAGTGTGTGAGGTTGTAGACATTGTAGCTTCATAATTCAGGTATATTACCCTTCGGAGGGTGTGTTTTACCCCTCTGACGGGCTTTATATAAAGAAAAATTTTTAACAACAACAAAAAAAGGAGCATATTATGCAAAATTTAGAACCAAGCGTAGAAGATAGAAAGAAATTTGACATTGACTTAGAATATGGTAAAGTAAGAGAAAAAAAGATAGCAGATATGCTACAAAACAAAAAGATAGAGGTGAAAAGTGAAAGAGATATGTGGAAGAAGACAGGCAATATTGCAATTGAGTTTGAGTCTTATGGAAAACCAAGTGGCATCAACGGCACGGAATCAGACTATTGGTTTCATAACTTATGTATTGGTGACGATACGTTCTGCACTCTTGTCTTTGATACGAAAAACCTTAAAAGAATAATCTCTAATTTAGATTATAAAAAAGTAGTTAGTGGTGGAGACCACAAGGCATCTAAGATGTACTTGTTGAATATACAGAAGTTGTTTTCATCCGATGTGATTAAAGCGTTTTAAAGGAGAATATATATGAGAGAAATGTTAATTGGAGCAGCTAGAACTTATTACATGGGTATGATTAATAAGCATATGGCAAATATGGAAGTGTTACTAACTAACCCTACAGGGATAGGAGAGCATCAAGATATTCAAGCTGCTATAGAAGAAGAGCTTGGAAAGATATCAGATTATCACGATAAGCTAGAAATGTTACAAAAGTTTTTTGTAAAACAACAACAATCACCTGAACAAAAAAAGGAGAATGAGAATGATGCAAACAAATCGCAGAAGAAATCTTAGTAAATATGATGCACCTTTAAGTATACAATTTAATAGAGGATTAAATGCTTTTAAGGGTAAACAATTTATAAAGACTGTAAGAGGTCATAAGATTATAGCTACGGAAAACCCTTACCCCTCAAACACTATGCAACACAGAGAGTGGCAACGTGGCTATAATTTTGGATATGCTATAAAGTTAGGTAAGGATATAAAATGGAATCATTTTTACAAGAAGAGGTAAATAAGTTTATGAAAGAAAAAAACAAAAGTAATATCAGTGCTTCTGATTACCAAAAACAAGCAAAAGAAACTGCTATATTTCCACCTGCTACAGCCCTAGAGTATTTAACTTTAGGGTTGGTAGGTGAAGCAGGAGAGATAGCTAACAAAGTTAAGAAGATAATTCGTGATAAATTACCACCTGAAAATTGGAAGCATGACTTGCCTAGTGAGATAGGTGATGTGTTGTGGTATTGTGCTGTGTTGGCTGATTACTTAGACTATGATTTAGGTAAGATTATGGAAAACAATTTAGAGAAGCTACACTCAAGAAAGAAACGTGGTGTACTAGGGGGAAGTGGAGATAACCGTTAAGGCATTGCCTTTTTAGATGTAGCTAGTGTTTTAAAATAATTTTTTCCAAAGTTATTTAATTCTGTTACATGCTCAAGGTTGTTAAAGTCAGGGCTTTCACCATCATATGCAGTTTTAAATGCCGACAATGCAGCTTTTCTACCATAAACACCCATTCGTTTAAATCTTAATAACTCGGCATTTAATTCTGTTTTTTCTGTTTCACTTTTGTATATGCTATAATTTAATGCTTTAGCTACAGATAAATATTCTTTTATTTCTTTAGCCTTCATATCATTAATATTTCCCTGACTTAAATTTTTAAATTCAGGTTTTTCTAAATTGTACATCTCATCTAGCACTCTTAAATTTTCAGGCATCTCAGTTTGAAGGTCATAACCCATTTGCCTATTTAGTCTTTTATCAAGTTCAATTGAGTTTGTTTTAGCCATAAAATCTACATAGTTAAAACCCATTCTATTTAATTCAGTTACATATTTAGGTGGAACACGAGTTAGTGTAGCACCAAATAGTATTTTCATAAAAGGCATAACTCTTTCAGGAACATCAGCAAATCTTGGGTCTTCTTTGTATGGGTCATCTACTTCAAAACCTGCTGCTTCTGCAACTCTGCTTAATCTTGATTTAAAAGGTTCAAAAAATCCCTTACCAAAAGCCTTTCCTGATTCATATGCACCACTAAAAAATCCCTCTACATTTGCACGGTACTCAGGGTCTGTTTTGTACTCTCGCATTCTTTGGTCCATGCCTGTAAACATATCTGCAAATTGATATATGGGTTGACCATAACCACTTATAGCTTCACCTAAATATTTTCCAACCTGTTTCATTCCTATTAAAAATGGCTCTGAGTCTCCTCTAGTAGAAACCA